AAGCTCGGTTTCGGCCTGCTGCTGGAGCATACGCTCAATGTTCGTCGGCCCCACTTGGTCGGCCAGCATGTTGCCGAGGCCGGAGACACGGTTGATGTCCCCGCGGGCGGCTTGCGTGTATTCGTTATTGAGGTTGCCAGCGATCTTCTGGATCGTCCCGAGCTGCAATGCCTCAAGCTGCGGATACGCCTCGATCTGCGCCTGCACCTGCGCGCGGGCTGATGCCGCCGCCTGTTCGTTAGCCGAGCGCATGAGCGCATTGTAGTCGAGCAGCGGCGCATGCTGCACCGATGGCTTCTTGGATTTTTTGCTGCTGCCTCCCATAATTATAGCCCTACCTTTCTTGCAAGTTTCGCCCAGTCATGGGCTTTGATTTCAAAACTGTTGTGCCGGCACCAAAGCGCCCACTGCTGCGGCCGACTCGCCACACGCATAAACTGCCGCACAGGGTTTGCATGCCCAGCAGCAGCAGCCAGCTCCACGAACCAAGCATTCGGCTCGCCGTCATCGCGCATCTCCTCCTGCTCCGCATCCCAGTATACCTGACGCGCCAAGAGAAAGACCTCCGGCGTCGAGTAGACCAGCCCGTGCGTGAGATGCCATCCGAGCGTTTCCTCGAAGCTCTCGTCCGTGACGTTGGCGTCGTGCCATGCTTTTGCCTTTTGCCATGGGGTCATCGGAAGATGGCGACGGTCACGATGTCCATGTCGTTCATTCCAGCCACAGAACTGTTGCCAGCAGAGAATCTTGCTGAAGAACTGCTTAATACCGTTGGTATAATAATAATCTGCGGTTCACTTCCTCCCGTGTAGGCAGGAAATTTGCACGCACACACAACTGCATAGTTTGCATCCGGCATGGCCGTGGTGAATGTGATCGTGTAATCGCCTACTCCATTTTTCAGAACGCTGGCCACATTTCCACTGGCGCGGATAAAAACATTTGCTCCGTTAGTGGACGCTCCAGTGTCCGTCGCGTTTCGCGTTCCGTTGAAATTCACCCAAGCCCTGCACGCATAGACCGGCGGTGAGTTGTCCGCATTGATTGCCTTCTTGATCTCACCGTCATTGGCGGCCAGCGAGAGCTTGGCGTTGGTCACGGCATCATCAGCGATCTTAGCGGTCTCCACCGCATTGCTGGCCAGCTTCGCCGCCGTCACATTCGCATCCAAAATCTTCGCGGTGGTGATCTCATTGTCCGCCACCACCACAGTCGGCGCAGCCGCCGAGTTAAGTTTCGCCGGTGTCACGGTCTCGCCGCTGGTCCATGTGTATCCTGCTGTCACTGTTGCCATATTAGTTCTCCTTAGTTGTTAAGCTGCATTCCTTGTCTCAGTCGGCGGCAGGCTCGGGCCGGCGGCTTCGATTGAGACGTTGCGGATCTCCGGCCGGTTGGCCGTGGTTAGAAATTCCAGTTCGGCGTAGTGTGCCTTGGCGCGGATCGGCTGTTTGAGCGTGTAGTCCTCCGACAATCCGCTGGTGTTCGTCTGCCCTGGGACCAGCGTGATCTCGGCATCTGGGTTGATCGTGATTGCTTTGACTGTGACGCTGGCGGTATCCGGCAGCACCACATCGGCCAGCGAGCGGACGAAGCGCTTCGTTGACATGCTGCCCATGCCGTAGCGGCGGGTCTTGATGCGGCCCGGAACCGGCGTGACCACATTGGCCTGCGCGTCCGGCGACTGGTCGCCTTCTTCGATCTCGTCGAGGAGCATGAGCTTGCCCGCCTTGTTACTGACGAAGAGACGGCGCTCATTGGCGCGGGTTGCAACGACGAAGTCATCCACGCCGAAAGCGTAGATGTCGCGGGTTTCCCACTGGTCGTTCAGCGCATTGTATAAAAACACGCCGTTGTTGTTGTCGGCACCGGCCAGCGGGACGGCGAGGTAGTAGCGGTTGGAATACCAAAGCCCGACTGAGTTTTTGACCAAGCTGGCGTTGAGGTCTTCAAGCTGGTTGGCAATCGGGTCCGAGAGAGGCTTGGTGTCGCCGCGAAGTTTAAGGTCGAGGCGGCTGTCGAGGCGGTAGACGCCGGAGTCACTCAGGAAATAGACAAACTGCCCCGCCGTGGCGATGGAGCGGCGGGCCGCGCAGCCGACCTCATCGGTGAGGAGCGTGAGCTTGGAGAGAGCGGTGTCGATGGCCGTAGAGGCGCCGTCCACGCTGGCGAACTGATTGACCTCCGCAAGCCAGATGCTCTTGCGGCAGAAGACGAGAAAGCTGTTTTCGACCCAAGGATGCACCGCGACGACGAAGTCGTTGCTGCCCGCACCGGCGCGGAAGCTCTGCCAGTAGGCATCGTAGGTATTGGCGTCCAGAATATCGCTGATCAGCACGTTGTTTTTGCCGTCCGGCAGGACGAGCCGGTTGTTAATGTAGGTGCCCCACGCCGTTGACCGCATGGTCTTGTAGGTCGCCGAGAGTCCGGTCGGCACGCCGGCGGGGCTGCGGACGAAGGCGGTCGTGACGCCGTCCCAGTAGAGCGGCGCCTTCACGCGGCGCACGGTGCGCCCGCTGGTTGTGGCGTCGGTCGCGGTGCCGCTCGGCACGGTGATCGTGAAGGAGTTCGTTGAGGACGTGGCGATGTCGTATTCCACGCCGTCGAAGGCAGCAACATTGCTCCCCTCGATGCGCACGCGGGCGCCAGCGGGGAATCCGTGGCCGGTGAGGTTGACGGTCGCCGTAGTAGATGCCACTGTGATGCCGCCGGCGGTCACGTTCTTGACCACCCAGCCAGGGCGCGCCGCGTCGGCCTCGCGGAAGAGGTAGAGGCGGTCGTTGGCCTGCGTCATGGAAACCGTATCAGTCGGCTCGATGATCTCATCCGGCGATGTCGGGTAGGCCAGCTCCTGCGGCAGCACACTGATGACAAGATAGTTGCCATCCTCGTCCACGATCTCCTCGCCGGCATCGGTGACAAGGAAACCGCCGGACCAGACGCCAGCAAAGGACTGGTTGTCGTCCAAGAGAATCGTGTAGCCACGGTCGCCGCCCGCCAGCACGACGATCTCGGCGGACTGCACTTGGTCGGGCGAGCGATAGACGCTGGCCGCAAAGATGCCGCCGCTGTAAACGCTCTGCACCACCGGCGCGTTGGGCGCAGGGTTGAGCACAAAGGGAACCGTGAGCGGCGATGAGGCCACGCTGATGGCATCCGCCATGCGCTTGGCGCCCTTGCGCGTCACCGCCACGCCGCGATCAAGCCGCATGTTCTCCGAGAGCTGGAGCATGCCAGCAGGTAACGCGACCGGATTGATGCGCGAGGCATAGCCTGCGAATCCGGCATCGCCGTCGCGGAGGATGGGGCTTTCTAAGGGCATTAGCGGTTAGCCTTCATACATGATGTTTACCGAGCCTGCGTCGAAGGTATCGGTGCCGTTGAAAGTGGTAAGGCGAAGACGGTCTAAAGCGCCGGCAAGCGTGACCGATCCTCCCGTTGTGTAAATTGACCCAGACTCGTCGTAAAAAACGCCAGACGCCACCCATGCGTTACTTCCAAAACTTGTGATGACAACATGGCCGTGGAAGGCCGACGCGACATTCCCTCCGACTAATGTCAGGCCCGAGGTCAGCGAATTATACGAAACGCCGCTAGACCCAGCATTAAACGCGCCGGCCGAGAGATAGCCGCTTGTTGTAAGTGTGCTCGACCCAAGCTGAATAATCGGCTGCGACGTTCCGCTTGTGCTTACGCCTTTAAGCATCACCGTGATCCGCTTCACCCATGACGGAATGCCGGTGAAATCGATGCTGGTGCCGCTGGTCGTGTTTTGCGCTGTTGCCAGCGTAAGCGGCTGAGTCAGCATCGTCGGCGTCACCTTCGCGCTACCAATCGCCGTCACTCCGGCATTGCTGATCGTCACGTCGCCAGTCACAGCAACCTTGGTTGCCACGTTGCTTCCGTTGCCAACAAGGATGTTGGCGCTGTCGAGCGCGGCGAGCTTGCTGAAGGCAATGGCCGCCGCCGCATCAATGTCCGCATTGACCAGCCCGCCGCGCACAACGGAGGCAGCGACACGCTTGGTCAGTCCGCTCTGCTCGATGACGAACTCGTCGCCGGATGCGAGGGTGGTTGCTTGGGTTAGTTGTCCGATTGTCTTGGCCATAGTGTTTTAGGATTTGCTGGTTAAAACGTAAGAAAGGGTCTTGGCGTTGTTCCGCTTCATCTCCGACTCAACGAGCGTGATGAAGGCCGGCCACTGGGCGGGCGGCAGGACAGAACATCCTTCGCTGCCTGGCCCTCTGGTGGCGGGGCCGCCGCGATGCACGTTGATGCCAAACCAGCCGGTCTCTTCCTGGTCGTCGCGGACGACGGTGACCGGAGCTGCTTGGACCAAAGCGCGGTAAGGGTTGCCGCGCCGAAGGCCATGAAGTCCGAGTTTGTATTTCCAGACTCCGGGCTTGAGGACGGCATAGGGCTTCTTGATTTTGGGGTTCTTCCCGTAGCGGTCGGGATCGACCGAGGCATTAAACGTGGCATGCACGTCGCCGCCGCTACTGATGAGGATGAGGGCGTCGTCGTAGATGCCGCGCGAGTTGCCGGGCTTCTTGTCGAGCTTGCTGTAGTAGCCGCGCACGCCGACCAGCACGACAGGATCGCTGACCTTGTGCTGCTTGAGCAGCGCAGCGGTCGCTTCCTTCTTTTGCTTGGGGCGGGCGCTCGGGATCATCGCGGGTTGGCTAGTTCAGCGGCGGCAGCTTCGACGGTCACGGGGCCGACATAGCCGTCTTCTTTGAGCAAGACGCCGCGACCGTGGGCGTTGAGAAGCGCTTGGATCTGGCGGCCGTAGTCTTTGAGGATGTTCGCGGGCAGGCGCGTGACGGCTATGTCGAGGATGCCCCAGATGATGCCGGCGATGACCGCTTCGTTGAGACCGAGGGCGCGGATGTCTAGGCCGCTCTTGGTGGCGATGTAAGTGAGCGCAGCGGCGGCGGCAGCCGTGACCAGCTTTTGGAGCAGGGGACCGCCGCGCGAAAGCAGCAGGCGGACGAGTTGGCGTTCGAGAAAGTTTTTCATTGTTCGGGTTTTTTCCACTCCTTGTAGGAGTTGTAGAGGTTTGTGATGTTCGGGACGTAAGTGACCATAATCTTGATACTGCCCCAGTCGCCCGCCTGCGTCTTCTCGCCGTCCATCGGCGGAAGAGGAATGGTCGCGCAGCCACCAAGCGCTAGTGCGGCGGCGAGCGTGAAGGCGAACTGAGGGCGGCACGTCATTAGAGGCGGGCGTTATTGTCCTTGGCTTGCACCAAGCCCCATCCGGCGAGGATCGACGTGACGATAAGTCCGAGGTCGGGCAGCGCGTCCGTGGCGAGGTATTCCTTCGCTCCGGTGGAGATGGCGATGATGATTGTGAGGATGCCGATGGTGGTTGTTTTCCAGTTACGCATTTTATTTTTGCTTCTGCTTTTTTCTTAGGTCGTGAAGGACCGAAACTAAGGTGACGACACCGACCGCTAGGCCAACGATGAGGCCGGCGACTCGGAGGTAGACCTCAAGCTGTGAGACGAGAGAGAC